TTACAGAATGAACTGTATAGCCATACTGTTTTGCTAATTCATAGTAATTTTCCATTTCCCATTCTTGTGTGAATGTATTAGACACTATAATATTTTCAAGACTTAATTCCATACAATGTTCTGTTTTTGAAACACACCATGCATGGGCATCTTTTAATTTTGTAGGATCAAATTTATAACTACCTGCTAAATTTATAAAAAAATGATCTGCTTCTATATGTACACCCCCTAACTGTTGTGCTAATGTAGACTTACCTGCTCCAGGAAGTCCTCTTAATAATATTAGTGTTTTATTCATAATTTATTTTTAATTTATTTAGGTAATTCATACCAATTTCCACTAATAAGATACCATAGAGATATACCAACAGTATCTGTCCAGTTTTCATTAGAAAATATCCAAAAAAAAGTTCCTATTATTAACATGATCGGGGATATTGATAATCCTATTATTATTCTTAAAATTCTTTTCATTTTATTTTGAGTTTTTTAATCTTTCTTCATGATGATCCATAGGAAGTCTATTAGCTTGAACAGGACGTACAGAAAGTTTTCTAATTACTTCTACAATGTCATAAGGATAAAGATTATTACCATCCATACCTACATCCATACTTCTACCATCCATAACTTTTTTATGTTCTGGTAAATGAACGTGTCCAAATAAATGAAACCTTCCTTTATTCATGTCATGCCAGCTAGCTAATGGATAATGCATTAAAACAAAATCATGTTCCCAACCTGCTAATAACTTATAAGGTTCTTTTTTAATACGTAATGTGGTGTAATTCATTGTTTTAGTGAATATTCCTTGTATACCTCCTCTATTATTTTCTATATGATGATCATGGTTACCATAAGTTAGATAGATATTTTTACAATGTATTCTATCTCTAAATTCTTTAATAGATTCAAACCCACCAAAAGACCAGTCACCTAGATGAATAAGTATATCATCTTCTCCAACCATTTGATTAATATTATTTACAATAACATCATTCATATGATCTAAAGTTTTAAAAGGTCTTGTTTGTTCTATTGGAATTTGACCATCTTCTGTTCTCCATTCTGTCACTCCACGACAGATATTCTTATGATTATAATGAGTATCTGACGTAATAAACAATTTTTGATTAAATCCTAAGTTTATTTTCAGCATTTTTTATTTTTTTCTTTTTGTGTTTTAATATTATGACAATTACTACACAGTACTTGTAAATCTTTAGCTTCACAAAAAAGTCTTTCTACAAATCCTGGAAGATCTTGAGCACAATTTAATGAACCAGCAGGTATTATGTGGTCTACGTTAATATTTTTTTCAGCAAACCAGTTTTTACACTGATTGCATTGGTATTCAAACTTTTGTCTTTTGTTTGGACCATTATATTTACGCCTAGACTTTTGTTTACACTCTGTTATTGGTTTCCAATATCTTGATTTTTGTCTTAGACCACTACGAATAAAACTCCAAAAAGCAGACTCAGTCATTGTATTACTGTTTCTAGTCTTTGGAGTTTTAGTTTTTCTTGCTGGCATTAGTTTATTTTTTTGTCCAGTAAAGGTACTAACTTTAAACAAACTTCTCGTGCACCAAAATCTTTTATAGAATCTGAAGGATCTTTACTCATAGGTAAAATAGTGCATTCTATTGTAGGATACATTTCTTTATACTTTTTCATAGCTTTAACTCCAGGTTCATCATTATCAAATAACATAACTATTTTTTCATATTTGTCTAAATAGTTTTGCATTACATCATCAGGAATTAAAGTGTTCTCTGAGTCTGGAGCAACTATATCCACTTTAATTTTTAGACTTTTTAAAGACATTATATCTTTTAAACTACTAGTTATTACTAAAAATCTATTATGTTTAGTTTGTTCTGAGCCTTGAATATAGTTATGAATTTTTATAAACTTTTTATCTTGAGTTTTCGGTTGATATATTTTATATAATGTTCCGTCTTTTTTAAAAAAACCATAAATATATAACCCACTGATTGTCAACACTTTATCTTCGTCTTTTCTTAAAGTGTAATAACTTAAAGGAAAAACATTATGTTCTTCTAAAAGTCTTGATCCTATATTAAACTGAGTCCAATAATATTGATCTTGAGTTGTCCAAATTCGTTTGCTATACGAACTCACTTTATATTTTGAATTTTGTTTAAATTCTTGAACATCATAACCTCCATTATTATGTAAAACATAATCATTATATGTTTCAACTATTATTAAACATGCTTTATGAAAATCACATCCTCTAAGTTCTTTAATAAAATCAATATGTGTACCTCCTTTTCCAGAAGAAAAGTCTTTAAACTTATATGTTTGTGTTTTAGAATCTACATAAATACAAAGACTAGGAGTTTTTTCATTAGTAAAAAAGCTTTTTATTTTTACATCCTGACCTGTTAATTTCTCAGGAATTCCACCAAAGAACTCAAAAACCCATGTAGCTGGGACATCTTTTACATTATGAACTAGGTTTTTTGTTTTAAACATGGCTTAAAATTTAAGAAAAAAAGAGAGAGTTTATTAGACTCTCTCTTAGTTTTCTGTTGGTTTAAGGGGGATATTAGATGTTAAAATCATCATTAGCTTCAAATCCTTTTACACTAGTAGTAGGTAAAGCTTTATAATGATAAACATTATTTTTATCAAACTTATCTAATTTGTTTTCATCAGTAGAAGCAAATTTATACTTTGGTAAAGATAATTTTACAATTGTTTTACCATTATACTCTTCTTCTGTTCCTTTTAAGAAGAAATACAAATCATGACCTTTTAAAACACTAGCTGCTTGTTTTACCCAATCTTCTATACTAGAAGCGGATATAGCATCTATTTCTTGTCTTAATCCTAGTTCAATAGCAATTTGAGCAAGCTTACTCATAATCTCATTTTTAGATGGATTGGGATCATTAAACTGATCTGTGTAAGAAGTTGCTGTAACTCTTGCTGATTGTCCTAAGAATTTAGGTCCATTAAGCTCATCTTTATTAACAGCCCAACCTTCAAAGTCTGTAAGAGGTGTACCCTCTAACGTTAATTCTAAAACTTTTTTGTCTCCTTTACTAGAAGTTCTAACGTTTGCAGAGTAAATATGTGCTAATACTATTCCTGCCTGGAATGATTTTGAAACACCACTACTTGTTTTTACTTCTTGTCCTTTTGTACTAAACATACTGTTGATTTTAATTATTAAACATTTTAATTTTCATAGTCTATAATAGCTTGTCTAACTAAAGCCAGATTATTAGGAATCTCAAAAAACTCAAACATATCTTTAGGAGATTTACAAGTGTTTTCTCCATTAGTTTGAGTCTCAAAAATATACCTTAAATTACCTTCTTTGTCTTTTTTAACCTTACCATATAAAACAATACTGAATAATCCTTCCAAAGTTAAAGAATTATCCACCATTTTACCAAGAGTTTTTGCTTTAACTCTACGTTTTCCTTCCATATCCAAAGATTCTTCTGCATGCATTAGGAAGTAAACCTGTAAATCTTGTCTTAAATCTTTAGGTAATCTAGCAATTTTAGCTAAATTAGCTGCAATTGAGACAAATTTATCATAGCCTTTTTCTGTGGCTCTTTCAAAATACTCAAAAGATGACATATACTGCATATCATCAACTACAATAGTTTTTATTTCTGGCCTTTTTTCACTAATATACCTTAAACAAGCTTCAATTTTAGCTGGTTCAGCACTATTGTAAAGATTTCCTGATGTATTTTCTTTACTCCAGGGAGTATACATTTTTTTCCAACCTTTAAATGGTAAAGGTTTATTAGCTACATTAATAATAAATGTTTCTTGTGGATTTAAAGACTCTATACTGGTTGATTTTCCTGAACCAGATTCAGCTACAACTAATACGCTGGTTGCCATAAGTGTTTATTTATTGGGATTTATATTTAAAATCTAAATTGTCTCTATTCATGAACTTTTTTAGAAGAGCAATATTATTTAGTCTACACCATATAGTTTTATATGATATATTTAATAATAATGAAGCTGTATGTATATCTTTAAACTCAGCTACTTTTTCATTTTTTAAATTAAAAACTTCAAAAGGCTTGTCTTGTACTCCATGTTTATAAGTACAAAAAGGACAATTTTTAACTTTTTCTAACTCCATCAGCTTGTTACGCCCTATCCTATGATTAGCTATAAAAGTATTAACTGGAGTTTTAAAATAACCTGAATCATCTCTAAATAAAGGTCTTTTACCAATATCATTTTTATAGTATTTAGCTCTTACTTCTTGTATACTATCATACTCACATAAATACTTTCCTTTTTCTGAGTATTCATAACATTTTACTTTTTCTCTACCTGCCATTTTTATCTTGTGTTTTTAATTAAATCATTTAACCAAGGTTTTTTACTCACTGCTACATTTTTGGTAATAGCATAGTAGTCTCTAATAGTCATCTCACTATAAGGAGCATCTTCTATTGGAGCTGGAGCTTTTTGTGTAGCCGTAGGTTGTTTTATACCAATAGGTTTATCAACTACAGCTGAAGGACCACTAATAGCTACAGATGTATGATTTACAATTCTAAGTTCTTCAAAAGGAACTAAAAATGATCCTTTTTCATTTAAAGGATATTCTTCAGAAAAATTAGCATTTTTAGGACATTTGTAAACAGTTCTATTTTCATCTATTGGGTTTAAATAACGGTCTACTAATTCAAAGTAGAAACCATCTTTTTTAAACTCTGAGGCAAAAATACCCACTACATTGTTCCCATTTTCATCTTTGAAAACCATTTTCATGTTAAAATCAAGGATAGAAATACCAAGATCATTAATAAGATCCATGTTATCTTCTCTGATTTCATCTAGTTTTCTTTTTTTCCAAGCTTTATGCTCTTCATCTGACATTTTAGAAACTTCTAAAGCTGTTGTTGGTTTTCTGATTTTTTTGATTGCCATAATGTGTGTTTTGTGTTATATAATATTTGGTTGTTGAGACGGTAATTGTAAACCACCACTACCTTTTTTAGACGGTGGAGGACCCACTTCAGCCATTCTTTGTCTTCTACCATCCATCTTTAAAAAGATTATGTTTTCATCACTATCACTACCATTTCTGATCTTAATAAGATGCATAAAAACATCCTCTGGACCACATACATATTGCTTAGGTCCATAAAATGGAATATTTGCTTTAAAGGGTCTATTTAAAACACCTATCATATCAGAACCTTGCATTAATGCATCACCACCAAATATATCTGCGGATGTAGGATAGTTACCTATCTTTCCAGGTTCTTTCCTAGAAGATTCATCTATGCTTCTATTTAGCTGTGTAATCATTAAAACAATAATAGGAATTTTGTTTTTGAGCTGCATAATCATTTCAGTGGTATTATAAAGAGTTTGGAGCTTTTCTTTCTCATCATTTCTCTTTTTAATTAACCAACTATGATCTATAGTTACAATCATTGGTTTAGCACCCCATTCTACATAAGCATCTAGAATGGCTTTTTCCATTTCTGTAGAAGTTATAGATTTAGAAATCAGTTCTCTCTTTAAACCAACTTTTTCCATAGCTTCACAATCAGCTATGTAATCTTTAAGTTGTTTAAGAACAAATCCATCTAACTCTTTTTTAGTACTTAGCATTTCACCATAGTCCATAGCCATATGACCAGCAAACTGTCTAGCAGCATACTGTTCATCTCCCATTTCAAATTGAAATTCTAAAATATTAAAAGCTTGTTTAGGATTGATAACTCTAGCTTCTCTTAAAATTTGACTAACAATCATGGTTTTTCCTGCTCCAGGTCTAGCTCCTAATGTAAGCATAGAACCCCATTCTAAACCATCTACTCCTGCTTCATTAAAAGAAGCCCAAGGTGTTCTTAAAGATTGAATAATACCTTGTCTACGTTTATCTATGTAAGTGTAACCTTTTTTTAAGACCTCTGAGAAAGGTCTACGACCAAATTTGTCATCATTTATTTCTTCTGCTGCCATATTGTGTTTTTGTGGTTTGTGAATCAAAGATACACATAATTTATTAGATATTGTCTAAATTATCTGCATTATCTATTAAAAGTTGACAATAATCAGCCAAAAGAGATTTTACAGTTTTGCTTTTAATATCTGTCTTTTGTATAAAATAACTACTTGTAGACATAAACTTAAAATCATCCTCTGTTTTCTTATAAACATAATAATAAGCAGCATCTATCACTTGTGTCCAGCTATACTCTGGATAGGTTTTAAAGAACCATATAAACTTGTCTTTTAATTCTTGTACAGACTGTCTAGCAAGTTCTCCTGAAGGAAGTCTTGTTGCTGGAAATAACTCCCTATATTTTTTAATATAGTCTAAAAAGTCACTACCTAGCACATCACTTGCCACTTTTTTCTTAGTCTTAACAAGAAGAGTCTCAAAATCTTCTAATAAAACCAATGCTTTAGATGTTAAAGTTCCTGTAAGAGGATCTATAAATCCTTTAGCTTGACAAATATTAAACTCAGCATCTTCATTTATAATAAGACCTGGTTTTGTTTTTCTTCTACAACAATCTAATAAATAGAGTTGATTAGGACTGATATTGTGCTTCAACAACGTTGTCCAGAGCTGGTGTCCCATTATAATTTTCTTTAATATTTTGTAAAATAATGTTATATTTTTCTTTAAATGCTGAGTCCACTTCTACTAATGCTTTAAAATTATTAATACAATGGATAATGGTTGTATGGTCTCTGTTTAAATAAGCACCTATATTAGTTAATGTATACCCCATACTTTTTGCTAAAAAACAAAAAATATTTCTAAGATCTACAATAGATCTATCTCTATGCTTACTCTCTAATTTTAATACTTTTTTGTGTGAAAACTTAATTGGTAAGTAAGGAGTAAAAACATCTGATAATTCTTTTAATCCAATACATGGAAGAACATTTTTATCCTCTATTTGACGTTTTGTTATAACTATTGGGTAATAACCTAACTTTTTTTCAAATTTTTCTTTAAACTCAGCAACCAGTTTTTCTTCTAGATTACGAGCATATTCTGCTGCAGTCATAAATTTTATAGTTTATTGTGCAAATATAAGGTTTATGTTAAAAAATTTTGTATATTATATTGTAGCTTGTTTTAAACTTCTACATAACATAAGTTTATTTATAAATTTTAAGATTATGGCTAAAAAATTTTATGCCCAAAAAGATTTTCTAGGATTTCCCATCCCAGGAACTATGATGTCTAACGTAACAGTGCCTGCATCAAGTGTAGAGATTCCTACAACCACTGCATCTGTTTACAAAGAACATCCGCACAAACTTAGATATTTTGTTCGTTTAGACAAAAAAGGTAACATTCTTCCTAACTCATTAATAATCAGTCTAAAAAAGCCCACTGGTTTAGTTTTAGAATTTCGTCTTCCTGTGTAATAAACAATAAATACTTCTAAAAATGAGTGTTTCAGCTGCTGATAAAATAAAAATATGGTTATTTCCTACAGTGATGAGTCTTTTAGCTGCTCTTATTTGGCATGATGTCAATGAAATAAGAACTGATGTAAAAGCTTTAATGGCTCAAAGTAGTGTAGATAAAACTAGAATAGACAATTTAGAAAGAATTGTTTATAATAATAAATCTACAGGCTTTTTAGACGCAAAAACGCCACCCAGTAAAGAAAAACCATTTAAAGATATGTGTTTTGAGTTTATTCTTATAAGACCAGAAGATTTAAACAAAGTAAAAAAAATTAAAACAAATTTAGTATGAATATAATGACTTTTAAACAATGGATAATAGACCTTTTTAAAGATGAAAGAGGGTCCACTTCTGTAAAACCAGTAGTTGCTTTATTATTAAGTCTTTGTTTAGGTGGTACATTAATAGCTAATAGCTTTAGTCATGGAGATATTAAACCTGCAGATAGTCTAGTAAATGCTGTTATAGTTGTTATTGTAGTGGCCATTGGTGGTGACACAGCTGACAAATACACAACTCTTAAAAAACAAATAAAAGATACAAATGAAAGTAATAGCTAATATATTAATAGTTTTTAGTTTTTTCTTCTTAGGACTTTTAATGAGAACAGGTTGTAATCCTAATAAAAAACAACTTCCACAAAAACCAGACACTGTAAAAATTACAGACACCCTTAGAGTGCCTTTTGATACAAGTTTTGGTAAGAAAGTCTTTATTAAAAAGACTATCCATGATACTATTCCTCCTCAATATTTAGCTGATACTTCCTACCCAAAACTTAAAGCTCAATATGATACACTTCTTAAACAATTTTTTGCTAAAAATATACAAGAAGACACTTTACCAATTGGAACTATTGGAGCTATTTCAATTCAAGATACGGTTCAGTATAATAAAATACAAAAACGAAATTATAAAGTTAGTTATGAAGTTCAAACTATAACTAATACAGTTACTATTACTAAACCAGCACCTCTTACTAATGCATTTTTTGTTGGTGGTGGTATAATTGGTAACAAAAAAGAACTACAATTGTTACAAGGAGGTTTTTTATACAAGACAAAAAAAGATAAAATGCTTGGTACAATTCTTTCTCTTAATCCTTCTGGTCAATTGTCTTATGGTGTACAATTTTACTATAAATTAAAATAATAAACTATGGATCCTAAACTTTTAAATTTTGTTGGTGCTTTATTAGTAATGCTGATCGGCTTCACTATGTTTTTCATGTTAATGTTTAACGAAATGCCCCAGTCTAATAGAGAACTTTTAATAGCATTTGTTTCAGCTCTTTTTGGAGCTGTAAGTGCCTCTCTTAAAAAAATCACTGGTGATGGTGAAGAAACTAAAAATCCTTAATACTTATGAAACTATCTGAACATTTAGACTTAGCTGAAGTTACTAGGAGTGACTCTGCTAAAAGAAATGGTATTCCTAACATGCCAACCCCTGAACACATTGAAAACTTTAAACTTCTTGCAGAAAAAGTATTTGAACCAATTAGAAAACATTTTGGTGTTCCTATTAATATTAGTTCTGGTTATAGAAGTAAAGAACTCAATGCTAAAATTGGTGGTAGTGCAACATCACAACATAGCTCTGGTGAAGCTATTGACATTGATATGGATGGGTCTGCTAATGGTGTCACTAACAGGATGGTTTTTGATTACATTAAAGACAATCTTGTATTTGACCAACTTATCTTTGAATTTGGTACTAAAGAAGCTCCAGATTGGGTTCACGTTTCTTATGAATCAACTGGTAAACAAAGAAAGCAAATTTTAAGAGCTGTTAAAACAGGTGGAAAAACTTCTTACGAACCATATAAAGCTTAACAAATGGCAAAAGTTACTAATGCAAACAAAGTATCCTTTGGTAAAAGGAAAGGTGGCAAAGCTGCTAAATCTAAAGGACCAAAAGATAAAAACATATCAAAGTATAGAGGTCAAGGTAAATAAAAGAAAGCCAGTGTAAAGAAAACACTGGCTTTTTTGTTTTTATTTAGCTTTTGCATGACCATATTTATCCACATCATAGATTTTATTTCCAGTAAAAATCACTAATTGATTTCTACTTTGGTATTCTTGCAAAGTTTGATGATTAAAATGATTAAATTTTGCTCCTTCTACACCTATAAAAAATGCTTTATCACAATATTCAGAACAATGGTCTTCTGCATCAGTTATTACTAATGCATTTATTCCTATATTTTTAATGTGATTAACAGTCACATTTAAGTTAGTGCCGCCACCGCCAGTTATCATAGATATACTTATTAAATCATTTTTACTTTTTTTAACACGAGTGTCAAATAAATAAACATCATTTAACATATCCATTTCTTTTAGTTTAGCAGCAATAGACTTTGCAAAATCTATTTTGGTTACAAATTTACCTTCTATATTTCTCACACCACAACCAGAATTCATAGAACCTGAAACATCAATATAAATATCTATTTTACCTACAGACTTTGAGTTTTTTATTAATACATCCTCTAAATGAATTTTTCTTAGTTTAGGATGTAGTAATTCAAAATCATCTAATCCAGCAATATTATCACTATTAAATAGATCTTCATAGACAGGTATTGTTTGAACAGAGAAAAAACTAATAGATTTATCTAATAATTTTTTAATTTTTTCTTTTAATGATGTCATGGACAATCTCACATTAGCCAAATTACCAGCTATTTTTCTCATATAATCAGGACTGATTTTAGATGCTTCTTCTCCACCAGATGAACGTAAAGCATCATCAAAAAGTCTATCTTGTATATCCTGATCAAAGTTTTCGTCCATCATTTTACATGTCTGTTGAGCATCATTCATAAGTCTGTCTAACATATTTTTTGATGTTCCTTTATCAAACATATCTTTAAGATCTTGATCTCCCTGACCGTTTGGATTATCACCTAAATCATTTTTAATTTTACTAGATGCATCTGGGTCTATATACTCCATTATAGTTAGCTGTAAAGCATAATACAACATCATATTTTTAGTAAATATAGATGATTTTAATGCAGCTCCCTCTGACATAATTTTACCCACTGGATTATTTGCCCTTTCTAAAAACTTATATTTAAACTGATTTTTATCATTTCTGGTTTCAAAATCAAGTTTATCTATTTTATTATAATACATTTTATAAATATCCTTTTGGATGTGATCAGGAAACTTTTTATAAGTTTCTCTCACTTTAGTATAAAACTTACCATAATCAGGTTTTTTATCTGCATCTATTTTTGCAAAATCTTTTGTTTTAGCAAAATTATTATACTCAGATTTTATTTGTTCTTGTGTAGAAAAAGCCCCTTCCACTATATTATCTAGCTTTCTTTCATCTATATAATGTAAATAAGGTTTAATTAAATCTTCTTTTTTATAAAATTGTATTTTACCAAAAAGACCATCATTCTCTTTATAATAACTTTTTATTTCCCCTTTCTTTACTTTTTCTAAAATAGTATAGACGTTTTTATATTGTTTTCCACTAGCCATTATTATATTTTTTAAAGAGAGGGATTTTTATTTCCCTCTCTTATTATTAAAAATTGTTTTTATACTTTTAAAACTATATAATGTCTGCTGGAGCACCTTGAGCATTTGGCACAGCGTCTAAGTCATTTAAAAGACTTTCAAAATCTTCTGATTTACTAGCACGGGCAGGATGATTTTGTAATAGATAGTTCATAGAAGTTTCTATTTCTTCCACTTGAGCTTCATCCATGATGTTACGGCTAGTATAAGTATTAATTAGACCCTCTATTTCTGCAATAGCAAGTTCTAACTGATCATTAGTAGTATAACTATGTAACATTTCCACTTTAGACATTACAGCTTTAACTTCTGGACTCATTAGCTTATTCTGTAATTCAGAACCAGCTGTTTGATTAATCATAATTTGAGCTGTTTTAACTAATGCTTTATCAATACTAATATCCCAAACATAACTTACAGCTTTAGCTAATTTAGGTACAAAAGTTAATGTACGATCTGAACTATGACTATAACCTATTTCAAGATATTTCTCTAGTTTATTAACTGGAATATTAATAGACTCTATCTCTGTATTAGATGGAACACCAATCTTAAAGTGTTCACGATAGTTTCTAGCACCCTTGTTGTAATATTTAACTAACTCTCCTGCAGATACACGGTTTACTGTCATTTTTAACATAAAACGATCCCAGAATGGAGAATCTGCTTCTTCTTTAGGAATTTCATTACATGTTGCTACAAACAGTTTCCACTTACAAGGAATTTTGTGTTTACCATTAAACAAGAACTTCTCATTCATTACACCTAACATGGCATTACGGATAGCTGAAGAAGCTTTATCCACCTCATTAATAATTACAATCTCAGCATCTGCAATTGGAGTGTTAAGATCATATTTATTATCAGTAAATAATTTACCAAGATCAGGCATACCTTTAATTTCTGATGCTTTAGTACCTTCATCAGTTTCTAAAATGTATATTTTATTTGCAAAATCTTCTGCAGTCATTTTACCGTCTTTATTTAGCCATGCTTTAGCATATTCTATAACAGTTTTAGTTTTAGCCACTCCAGGTGCTCCAACTAACAAACAAGGAAGTCCAGTGGACTCTGCTAATGCTAACATTTTAAATACTTCTTCTTTATTAATTAAAGAAGTTTCAATCACTCGCACGTCTTGTGCTACTTTTTTTACTACTTGTCTAGATTTTGACATTTGTTTTGTTTTTGTGTGTGTTATTATTTGTTTACTTTTTAATAATTTAAAAGATCCTTCAGAATAAAATCCACTAAATCCTGGTCCAAATGATGGATAAGTGGTATATCCTAAATCTCTATAATCATTAAATACCACTTGTTCAGTATAATATCCTAATGATGTTATTGTTGCTATTTTGCCTATATGATCAGGATTTATTCCAAGACCTGCTTTAACAACTTTTACAGTGTCTCCTATTTTAAATCTATGCTGTAAAGACATTATATAAGAATTAAAGATTTGCAAAAAGCTCAGCAGCGTTATTAGTTTCTTCAACTTTAACTTTTTCTACTTCTACTGGTTTTGTTTTATTTTGATCTTTTTCTTCCACTTTAAAAATAGTAACTTTTGTTTTAACTCCTTGTAAAACAGGTAGTTTACGTATCACTTTAATTTGATATGGGTTTGCTGAATACTTTTCTTCTATAGAACCATAACCAAGGTCATCTTTTTTTAACCATGTAAGACCACTGTGTAAATCTGCAATAAGATCTTCTGCTACAATACTACGTTCAGTTACTTCTACTTCTTCTGTGTTTACTTCTACGTTGTTAATTTTCATTTTGATTTTTATTTTTGGTTACCAATTAATTGTAAATTCTTTTCCGTTTTGTTCTGTTATAATCTTATTTGTTTCTGCAAATACATCTTCACAATTCCAAATTGTCTTTGTATAAGCAGCAGATGCTGGATGAGATGCTTTTAGAATATGATGACTTTCACCATCAATAACATCTTCTAATTCTTGGGCTGCTTTACCTAATAGTATAAAAACAATACCTTTATCTGTAAAATTAATAACGTCTATTACATACATAATAAAGTCTTTCCATATACTAGCATGAGAACCCACTTTATCTATTTCACAAGAAAGAGCTGAGTTTAATAATAAAACACCTTGATTAGCCCATCTGGTAAGATCTGGATCACGTTCTGATGGTACTCCTTCATTAAGTGTAAGATCTAATGCTTCAAATATATTTTTTAAACTAGGTTGAGGTTTACCTGTTAAACCACAACTAAAAGCAAGACCGTCAGCTACACCAAAGTGAGGATAGGGATCTTGTCCAATTACAACCACTTTTAAATCTTTTATAGGACATTCCTCAAAAGCTCTAAACATGTGTTTTAATGGTGGTGTAAATCTTTTACCCTCATTTCTAAGATTGTATAATGTACTAAGGATTTTATCAAAATCTGAAGTTTGTACAAATCCTTTTAATTTATTAGCCCAACCTGATGGTTTAAGCTTTTCTATAAGTTTTAATTTAATTTCTTCAAGATCTACTGAAGTTGTCATAAATAGTATTTATATTTGTAAAAATATATTGTATGAGTGAGAAAAAATTAACATATATTGGTATTAAGAAAGATACCACTTTTCCTATTACAGTTGGAGGAAACACTTTAATTAATCTTCAAAAACTATTATTATTTTTAATAGCTGATAAATCTGAAGAAGAAATAAAGATTGCTCAAGAAAAAATTATGCAACAAAAATATGATGAAGAATGGTATGAGCATGTAGCATTTATTTCTTTTATGATAAATGCTATGGAAACTGAGGCTCATAAATTAGGACTCACTGTAGAAGAAGATTTATCAGATCCTAACTTAGGGCAAAATTAACTTCTTGTCCAATCTCTATAGCAGCTTGTATAGCTAAAGATAATTCATCTCTAGAACAATCTGCAAAAGACTTAGCTAAAAAATATTCCTTTCCTGCCACAGACCGAGCTATACAAAGACCAGCTCGGTCTTTTATTAATATCTTCATATTCTCCACTGTTTCTCCCACATGCATAGCTAAATGTTTTATCATAACATGTAATTTAGCCAGCTGAGGAAGTGTACCATCATCATGTGTCACTTCATAGAATACTTCTACAATAGAACCATCTTTAATATGATTAACAAATAGTTCAAATTGTTTAGATTGACTTAAAGTGGAAAATTTTAAATCTCCATCTTTTTTAATGTACTTTCCTGTAAAATGTTGTTCCATTATTCTTTATTTTTAGCTGAATGTACTTTGATTTTTTTAGAATCAAAATCTTTAATAGCTTCTGTAATCCACTTTTCATCCACTGTATCCTCATAACATAAAATATGCACTACAGCTAATTCGCCTGGACTAAGTCTTAAAGTTCTACCAAGTTTTTGGGCAAACTTTCTTTCATTACCAAACGAATGTAAAATAATAGAAGCTCTTAAATTTGGAATGTTTACACCTTCATTTAATTGTTGAACACAAGATAATAAATCTATTTCTCCTTTTTTAAATTTATCTAGATTAATTTCTGAGTTTGGATTTTTACTATGATAGGAGTGTTTAGACATTCTATCAGCTTGTTCTTGAGTGTTGCAGAACAAAAGACACTTATCATCTATTTGTTTTAATAGATTTAATGCATAGTTTTCTTTAGTTTTAAAGTCCATTAATGCACGCATTCTCATTAAAGATGTAATTTGTTTTTGTTTCATACCTGCACTTTCTCTAAAACGCTTAGTCCAATACTCATAATGATTAGATTCTGATGTAAAAAAAGTTTTTTGGGTTTTTAAAACAACAGGAATATCGCTCACTTGAGAAAGAGGCATTTTATGTATTACAATTCTATAATCATTTAATATTTCGTTGTCAATAGCGTCATCTGTTAAATAACTAAATACAACAGGACAATATTTATTTACAAGAATTCCTTTTTCAGAGTTATTATATCTAGGAGGAGTACCAGTGAGACCTAATATTCTACCAGAATATTCTTCTAAAAAAGCTTCACTACTTGGTAGTATAGAATGACATTCATCTAAGACTAAAATATCATAATATTTAGGATTTTGCTTTGGTAAAGATAGATAAGTGGTAAAACTTATATTATCACTAGATATTTTAAATTTTTTTGCATCATCAGTCCAACTTGTAAAAATAGAAAGCTTAGGGGCTACAACTAACACTTTTAGTTTAAACATATTAGATTTTTGTAAATGCTCTATATATTTAA